ATGCAGGACTTGACATTTATGAAAATGCAAAACCAGAAAATAACTATCTCATTACTGTTGATGTTGCTCGGGGTTTGGGTAACGACTATTCTGCTTTTATCGTGTTTGATATCACACAATTCCCGTACAAAGTCGTCGCAAAATACCGGAACAATGAAATCAAACCAATGCTCTTTCCCAACATTATTGAAGAAGTTGGAAAAGCGTATAATGACGCTTGGTTACTAATAGAAGTTAATGACATTGGCGATCAAGTAGCAAATATTCTTCATTATGATTTGGAATATGACAATCTTCTCATGGCATCAATGAGAGGTCGTGCTGGACAGATTGTTGGCACAGGATTTAGTGGAAAGAAATCTCAACTTGGTGTTCGTATGACATCTGCAGTTAAAAAGTTAGGATGTTCCAATCTTAAAACATTTTTAGAAGATGATAAATTATTGACAGTTGACTATGAAATTATTAATGAATTAACTACATTCTCACAAAAACACAACTCATTTGAGGCGGAAGAAGGTTGTAATGATGATCTTGCAATGTGTCTGGTTATTTTTTCTTGGTTAGTCGCACAAGACTATTTTAAGGAGATGACTGATAATGATATTCGTAAAAGAATATATGAAGAACAGAGAAATCAAATAGAACAAGATATGGCACCTTTTGGATTCATATCTGATGGTTTGGATGAAAATAGTTTTACTGATAATCAGGGCGATAGGTGGTATGCCGATGAATATGGTGATAGAAGTTATATGTGGGATTATGGATAATGGATTTGGAAGATCAGTTTAAACTTGGTCATTTACTTTTACATGAAAGAATATGTAGAGTTTGTGGTGTTAAAAAGAACTTGGTTGATGGATTCTATAGAACTCGTAAAGATAGGGGAGCAGTTATGTCATCATATTCATATGAGTGTAAAGAATGTTCTACAAAGAGAATTAGAGACATGAGAAAGGGGGTGATAAAAGGTATTGAATGGGAATATCCGGATTGGTAATGAACACGTCACAATTCCCCACTGTAAATAGGCAAAACAATAAATATTTTTAGAATAACTTTGGATTGCGAGGGGATTTAAGATGCCACTAAATTTAGCATCTCCTGGGATTGTAGTAAGAGAAGTAGACCTAACAGTTGGCAGAGTAGATCCAACTTCTGACAAAATTGGAGCTATTGTAGCACCATTTGCTCGGGGTCCTGTAGAACTTCCAACTATAGTTCAAAACGAGAACGATCTTTTAAACACATTCGGTAAACCATATGCCGCAAATAAGCACTATGAGCACTGGTTAACTGCATCATCTTTCTTAGCATATGGCGGATCGCTAAGAGTTGTAAGAGCAGATGATACTTCCATGAAAAATGGAATGATTGGAACTGCTACTAGTGTAAAAATCAAGAGCAGAGAGCACTATGAGCAACTTGGATATGACGAGAATACAATTACTAATGTAACTGTTGCTGCCAAAGATCCTGGATCTTGGGGCAATGGATTAAGAGTTGGTATTATTGATGCAAAGGCAGACCAAGTTTTGGGTATGTCTACAAATACTTCTTCCATTACTCTTGTAGTTGGTGCTGGTATTACTCAATCGGTTGACGGAAGAGTTGCTATTGGTGCTGGAGAAACAAGTGCTCTTGATGGTTTTCTAAAAGGTATTGTTACAGAGGTTGGTGCTGGAACAGCAAGTGTTAAGGTTCTTTCTCATGTTTCTGCTGGAGGAACAGAGACTGTGAAGGATTACACTCCAGGTGGAATTTATGAGTTTAAGACAACTTCAACAGTTGCTATTCATACAAGTGGAACAGCAACTTCTTATGGTTCAACAGCAGTAACTTCAGCATCTGATTGGTTTGATGCTCAGACATTAGTTACCGGAACTGCAGTTGTTGGTGGAGCAACCACAGAAACTACTGTAAGTTGGAATCAACTTGCTGATAGGCCATCAACAACAACATATGGTGATGCCAGAGGCGCAAGATTTGATGAAGTTCATGTTGTTGTCGTTGATGGTGATGGCAAAATCACCGGAAATGCCGGTACAATTCTTGAGAAGCACTTAGGTCTTTCCAAAGCAAAGGATGCAGAATTCTCTGCCGGATCTCCTTCTTATTGGAGAAAGTATCTGAAGGATAATTCTTCTTATATCTTTGGTGGTTCGGAACCAAGTGGTGCTGTTACAACTGGATACAAGTCTGGTGGAACTGGATTTGATCTAGTTACTGATAAAGACTGGGATCAAAATGCTTCTGGTATTACATTTGATGGAATTGGTTCTTTTAATTCTAAACTTTCTAAAGGTCTTGATTACGGCGGTGCTACTGGAATAGGAACAACTGGTCTTGAGGCAAGTATTTCTAACCTTTCATCCGGTTATGGATTATTTGAGAATAGTGATACGTATGCCGTTGATTTCTTATTGATGGGTTCTGCCGGTTATGATAAGGAAGATGCTCAGGCACTTGCACAGAAGGTGATATCAGTTGCGAATGTGAGAAAAGATGCCGTGGCATTTATTTCACCATACAGAGGAGCAGCAATTACTGATGATTCTTCTGATACTGCAGTTCAGATTAAATCTGATGCAGATATTACGACCAATGTTTTGAGTTTCTATGCTCCACTAACTTCTTCGTCTTATGCAGTATTTGATAGTGGATACAAATACATGTATGATAGATTTAATGATACCTTCCGCTATGTTCCACTAAATGGAGACATTGCCGGAACTTGTGCTCGTACAGATGCCAATGCATTTCCATGGTTCTCTCCAGCAGGAACTGATAGGGGAGCAATTCTCAATGCTGTTAAGTTGGCATATAATCCTTCTAAGGCACAAAGAGATCGTCTGTATTCGGCAAGAGTTAATCCGGTAATCTTCTCACCTGGTGCTGGTATTATTCTGTTTGGTGATAAGACTGGTCTTGCCAAGTCATCAGCATTTGATCGCATCAATGTTCGTCGCCTCTTCATCTATCTCGAAGATGCTATTGAAGCAGCCGCGAGAGATCAACTCTTTGAATTTAACGATGAAATTACAAGAACTAATTTTGTAAATATTGTCGAACCTTTCCTTCGTGATGTTCAGGCGAAGAGAGGTATTCAAGATTATGTTGTTATTTGTGACGAAACAAATAATACTGCCGCAGTTATAGACAACAATGAGTTTGTGGCAGACATCTATATTAAACCAGCAAGATCAATTAACTTCATTGGTCTTACTTTTGTTGCCACCAGAACTGGTGTTTCATTTGAAGAAGTAGTCGGTAACGTTTAATTAAAGAGGTTTAACAGCTATGCCATCACGTAATCAACAAAACACCACTCCATTACGTACTATTAAAGATTTTAAAAGTAAGTTAATTGGTGGTGGCGCAAGACCAAATCTATTCGAAGTAGAATTGGCATTTCCCGATGGGGAAGGTAGTCCAGTTGCTGTCAATGAAGTTGTAGAAAACGCAAGGTTTCTTGTAAAAGCTGCTGCACTTCCAGCATCAACAATTGCTGCTATCGAAATTCCTTTTAGAGGAAGAATTCTAAAGATAGCAGGTGAACGAACATTTGAAACCTGGACCATTACTATCATGAACGATAGTACTTTTTCAATTCGTTCTGCATTTGAAAAATGGATGAATTATATTAATAAACTTGACGATGCTACCGGAGTAACAGATCCAGTACTTTATCAAAAAGATGCTGTGGTTAAACAACTCGATAGGGATGGAAGAGTTCTTAGAAAATATAAATTCTGGGACATTTTTCCAACCAATATTAGTTCAATTGATTTAAATTATGAGTCAAGAGATGCTATCGAAGAGTTTACTGTAGAAATGCAAGTTCATTATTGGGAAGCACTTAAGGGCGATGCTCCTCTTGCCGGTGGAGAAGATATAAGATAAATAAGTAAATAGCAGTTCAAGTAAAATTATAATGGCAAGACTTTTTGGTTTTTCTATTGAAGATTCAAATAAAAAATCACCTTCTGTAATATCCCCCGTTCCTCAAAATAATGAGGACGGGGTTGATAATTATATAAGTAGTGGTTTTTATGGACATCATGTAGACATTGAAGGTGTTTATAGAACAGAATATGATCTTATAAAAAGATATCGTGAAATGTCTCTTCACCCAGAATGTGATGGGGCAATTGAGGATGTTGTAAATGAAGCCATTGTAAGCGATCTTTATGATTCTCCAGTTGAAATTGAATTATCAAATTTAAATGCAAGTGAAAGATTAAAAGATGCGATTAGACAAGAATTTAAAACAATAAAAGAAATTTTAAATTTTGATAAAAAAAGTCACGAAATTTTTAGAAATTGGTATGTTGATGGAAGACTTTATTATTTAAAAGTCATTGATATGAATAATCCTCAAGAAGGAATTAAGGACTTGAGGTATATTGATCCATTAAAAATAAAATATATTAGAAAGGAAAAGAAAAAAAATAATTTACCTTTTGTGCCAAATTCACAATTAGCAGAAAATTCAGTTATTTCTCCAGAAATAGAAGAATATTTTGTATATAATCCAAAAGGTGCAAATACTTCTGGCAATTTTACTTCTTCAGTAGATCAAAAGGCAGCAATAAAAATTGCTAAAGATTCTATTGTCTATTGCACTTCTGGTTTGGTTGATAGAAATAAGGGAACAGTTCTTTCATATCTCCATAAAGCAATTAAATCTCTCAATCAGTTGAGAATGATTGAGGATTCTCTTGTAATTTATAGATTATCAAGAGCACCAGAGCGCCGCATTTTTTATATTGATGTTGGTAATTTGCCTAAAGTAAAGGCAGAACAATATCTTCGTGAAGTTATGAATCGTTATAGAAATAAGTTGAGTTATAACGCAACAACTGGAGAAGTTCGTGATGACCGTAAATTTATGAGTATGATGGAAGATTTTTGGCTTCCTCGCCGTGAAGGTGGTAGAGGTACTGAAATTACCACTCTTCCAGGCGGACAAAATCTTGGAGAACTTTCTGATATAGAATATTTTCAAAAGAAATTATATCGTTCTTTAGGTGTTCCAGAATCCAGAATTGCTGCTGATGGAGGTTTTAATCTTGGAAGATCTTCAGAGATTTTGAGAGATGAACTTAAATTTGCAAAATTTGTTGGTCGTTTAAGAAAACGTTTTGCAAATATGTTTACTGATATGCTTAAAACACAACTGATACTTAAAAATATTGTATCAGTTGGTGATTGGGAAAAAATTAGTGATCATATTCAATATGATTTTCTTTATGATAATCAATTTGCTGAGCTTAAAGAATCCGAACTTTTAAATGAGAGGTTGGCAACACTAGCTTCTATTGAACCTTACATTGGCAAATACTATTCCACCGATTATGTTAGACGTAGAGTTTTACGTCAAACAGAGACAGAAATGATTGAAATAAATCAACAAATAGTAGCAGAAATTGCATATGGAATTATACCAGATCCAAATGCAATTGATCCAGTTACGGGGCAACCTTTACCTCAAAGTAATGATTCCCAAATGTTGGGAAATACTCCAAAAGATCAGGAAATTGATGGATCCAATACAGAAGTAAAATCTAATAGCGGTTAATTATAAATAAAATTATAATTTAAATTTTTTATGGATAATATTATCGATCTAATTGCCACTGACTCTAATGCGTCAGAAATTACTGACCAAATTAAAAATGCGCTGTATTCAAAAGCGTCAGAAAGAATTGAAGCGCAAAGAGCACAGGTAGCAGCATCAATCTTTGACGAATCAGAAGTAGAGGAAACAGAAGAATGATTATCAAACCCAAAAGTATATCTGTAGATATTCAAGCAGGTGTTAGTACTGTACCTAATAGCGATAACATTGGAGCATCATTAGTAAGTATTGTCAATACCAATACTAGTAATGTTTTAGTCGTGTTAACTCCAGATAATACGAATATTTACATCGCTGCTGGTGAAAGAGTGGTTATTCAGAAAGATCCAGCAACTCAACTTGACGCTACATCTATGGGATCAACACATATATGGGCAACCGCAGTAGGATTTACAAACTAAGAAAAATGAAACTCATCACAGAAGAAGTATCAAACGTAAAAATTATTACCGAAGGCAAGGGTGCTGGTAAGAAATTATATATTGAGGGTGTTTTCCTTCAAGGCGACCTCAAAAATCGTAATGGAAGAATGTATCCTATGAGTACCCTTTCTCGTGAGGTAGATCGTTATTGCGAAACCTTCGTCAATAAAGGACGTGCTCTAGGAGAACTTGGACATCCTGATGGACCCACCGTAAATCTGGATCGTGTTTCTCACAAAATTACTTCACTCGTTCGAGAGGGAACTAATTTTAGAGGTAAGGCACAAATTCTTAATACTCCTATGGGTAAGATTGCATCTTCCCTTT